GATACGCAGATGAAGGTATGATGAAAACACTTTTCTGGCATTACCTAAACTACGGCAACACTACCACATACTATGACTGAGACAACTGATGACTGAATGGTTCAGTGATGCTTATTGGCACTGGGGCAATGTGTTTTACTTCAGATTTAGTCAATACAAGGATGACATTGACCGACTTGCCTTTTTTGAAGAACTAAACTATGGTTGGTATCAAATGTATGCTGATGAAGGATTTTGGAATTCTCCAATCCCAGAAGGTGTTGACCCATGGAATTTACGAGGACGCTCATGACTGAACACAACCTCCCAGAAAAAGATGATGCTCCATGGCTGGACACCACCTATGATGGGTTCAAGCATAGCATTCGCCATTCGGAAACAGCGAATGAATAATTATAGCTCTCCCATAATTTCTAATAATTTGTTATTTAAAGAAACCACCTGAACCTTTAATAAGGACAGATCCTATTAAAAGTTACCTTTTGAAATGGCAAGTAAATCACCCAAACACTACACCCGTGGTTCCATTGAAGTCTGGGACTTCATTAGGGATCAAGACCTAAATTATCATCTCGGTAATGCTATTAAATATATTTGCAGAGCCGGTTTCAAATCTCCTACGACGAAAGCGGAGGACCTTAAAAAAGCTATCCACTATCTTGAAAATGAACTCGCCCACATTCAACCACTGCACAACCCAATCACTTTCCGATCAGGCGATCCAGTTCCGAACAGCGTATGGGATGACGAATGGGATTGGAAATCGGACTATGCAACGGGCTTTGATCGATGAAGAGTTCAAGGAGTTTATTTATGCCTGTGACAATGAAGGCTACGAAGAGGAACTGAAAGAGTTAGCAGACCTTGTGTATGTCTGCTTCCAATACGCTGAAAATATGGAATGGGATCTAGAGGAAGCATTGGATCGTGTCCATAAATCAAATATGTCAAAGCTTGGATTGGATGGTAAACCTATCCGCCGTAGTGATGGCAAGGTTCTTAAAGGACCAAACTACAAACCACCAATTTTGAACGATCTAGTAAATGGCTGAACTTATTTCTCGCACCGGTCGGGTGCAATCTTGGATTGATGATCCTGATGGACGGTTGCCTGTTAGTTGCACCGTCTTTGTTGTTGATGACTCAATGGAAGGTCCCAATGGAATCGAAGCAAGCTGGCGTTTTGTCTCTCATGCACTCCGCAATGGCGCTGGATGTGCGGTCCACCTTAGTGAACTACGACCGCGAGGAAGCGATAATGGTCATGGACTTGTTGCTTCAGGTCCAGTATCGTTTGGGCGAATTTATAGCAGCCTCAACGAAACACTACGACGAGGAGGAAAGTACAAGAACGGAGCTGTCGTCCTTCACTTAGATGCTAATCATCCTGATCTGAATGAGTTTGTTACAACACCACGTGATCAACTTGCATGGGTCAAACGTTGTGTCAACATCACACCTGAATGGTGGTCTGAGATGGATGACATCAGCCGTCGTAATTTATTGAATGGAATTAAAGCTGGAGACATCTGGCTCAACAAAGTTAAGTATGAAGGAACCAAACGAATTCGTGGTAACGTCTGTCTTGAAGTGTACCTGCCCAGTAGAGGAACATGTCTCCTACAGCATGTTAATCTTGGAGCCTGTACCTACGAAGATATCCCAAGTGCTTACCGTATCGGGATGTCGCAACTTTGCGATCTCCATGGGAGAACAGGTGTTGGACAGACTGGAGAGTACCTCGATCCTTCCGTTGATCGACAAGTTGGACTTGGAGTGTTGGGTCTCGCAAACCTCTTGCGGAGGTACAATGTCTCTTACGAACAATTTGGACGTGCACTTAAACAATACAATACAGGAAATGTTAAAACCACAGTTGCCTACGAACTAGTATCACAGATCGCTAAAGGCATCCAGGAGGCTTCTAACATTGCCCGTAAGAACAATATGGTTCGAGCGTTTGCAATCGCTCCTACAGCGTCTTGTAGCTACCGCTCAGAGGATGCTGATGGGTTTACTTGTACTCCTGAGATTGCACCACCTATTGCACGGACTGTTGATCGTGACTCTGGTACTTTTGGTGTGCAAACATATGATTATGGTGATGTAGAAATCGCATCTGAAGTTGGATGGGATAACTACAAAGCTGTTGCTGATGGTATGATTGAATTGTACCAATCCAGCGGACTTCTTCATGGTTATTCATTTAACTGGTGGTCAGACTTGGCTATCATGAATGATGACTTTATTGAAGAGTGGCTTAGGTCTCCGCAAACTTCTCTATATTACAGTCTCCAAGTAATGGGTGACGTACAAGATAAGTCAGATGCCTATGCTGCTCTGGAGGAGGCAGAGGTTGATGACTATCTTGCTAGCCTATTTGGGGAGTCTGAACTTGAACCTCAATGTGATTGTGCAGAATGAACCCTTATCAAAAACTAATGGCGCGGAAGCGCAAATGGACACCAGTGAAACCTACTGCTGGTATTTGCAAAGAAGGCGCGGAGGAGACGATCCACCGTGCTCTTGCATTGCGACATATGGAACTACCTGTGGGAGATTTTATCAATGATGCCCTTGCCACTGAAGTACCAGAAGTCTCCCGAGAGATACTCATCTCTAATGTACGGGATGAAGAGAACCACGACTTGGCACTTGGTTACATCGCCGATGCTTACGGTGTTGATAAAAAGGCTGAGCAAGAAGCGATGGCGCTCCGAAAGGCGTGGGTTACGCATCCAGATCACACGGTACTCAAGGCGATGGTTGCCGAGCGTGCGATTTTCTTTGTTCTACTCCCGTTCTTTCGATTTAATGGTGACGCTGCAATGCGTACAACCTCAGCGGACATAAGTCGTGATGAACAAATTCATGTTGCTACCAATTCTCTTGTGTGTACTGAACTTGGTCTTACTCCTTCTGCAAGTCTTGATAAACTAAGGAAGGCTACAATTAATTGGGTAATGAGTCCTCTTGGTGAATCATCTGATAAATATTTGGACAAAAAATTTTGGCTGGATTCTAGTGATCGCTTGATGTATGAAGGCAAGGCTCCTGAGCTTGCTGCCACCAAGTCAGCAAGGATGCCAGCATTCTTTGAGCATAGTAATGTCAACCTTCCTCAGTACGCTTGAAACATTGGGCATGGAACACCGTGCCCTTGTTAATGAGCTAGAAGATACCTTTCCACCCATTACTCCTTCGCCGGAGGATACAATCGAAAAGATCATGTACCGCTCCGGTCAACGTTCTGTTGTGGAGTGGTTGTTAAACCGCTTAGAAAATAACCATGGGTAAAAACCTACGCAAATTAGCTGCCAAATTACTTAAAAAAGACGAAGGCAAGGTTACAGCTTCAGATCTTCTTAGAATTCAAAATAAAATCAAACGTAAAAAGGGGTCTAAACTAACGCTTGGTAAAATTGCTGATGTAGCAGCAAATAGAACAGATAAAACTGTTAAAAAATCAACCATTAGAAAAGCTAGGAGAAAGAAGAAACTAGATCCATTACGTGAAGCTGTCTCTGAAGCAGAATCTAAAGTAGAAATTCCTAGAGCTGAAGACAGTAGAGACAAACCGTTTAAAAAATACAAACCTCAAGGAAAAAAAATAGAAAAACTTTCTGAAGCAAGACTTGCTTTAAAAATGGAGAAAGCTTCTGAAGGACCTAAAACTTTAAAGGGAACAAAAAAGATTTTCAAAGATTTTAAAGCAGGAAGAAAAGATAGGAGAAAAGAAATAAAGAAAATTGAAGGAAAAGTTGAAAGGCCAGATTTTAAAGAATATAAAAGGAATATAAGAAAAATCCGTAGAGGAGAAGGAGAGGCAGCGACCTATGCTTACACAACTAGATTTAAAAACCTAGGAAAAGAATTCGGTATAAAGTATGGTGATGAAGCAAGACGGAAGCGTACTAAATCTCGTTTAGGAGATTTGAAATCAGGACTTACAGGCACCTACGAAACCTCTGCTAAAGCTAGTAAAGAGCGTCGTAAGGCTGGTAAAGCTATTCTAGAATCAATGAAGAAACAATAAAATGAAAGCAAAACAAAGGTATGATGCGCTACGATCTACAAGGGATGACTTCTTAGATCAAGGTGTAGCTGCTTCCCGTTTGACTCTTCCTTACCTAGTCAAGCAAGATGAAGATGACAGTACTCATAAAAATCTAACAACCCCATGGCAGAGTGTTGGAGCTAAAGGTGTTGTCACCTTAGCATCTAAACTGATGCTTGCATTGTTACCTGTCAACACATCATTCTTCAAGCTTCAGATGGATGAAACATCTTTGCTGAAGTATAATATGCGTCCTGAAGTTAAGTCAGATCTTGACTTGACATTTGCTAAGATTGAACGTACATTGATGGAGTCCATCTCCCATTCAGATGATAGGGTAGTTGTTCATCAAGCATTGAAGCATTTGGTTGTTACTGGTAATGCTCTTATCTATATGGCAAAGGATAAGCTGAAGCTCTATCCTCTGAATCGTTACGTGGTTGAACGTGATGGTATGGGTAATGTTACAGAGATTGTAACCAAAGAAAAAATCAGCAAAAAATTGGTAGAGGATATGCTACCTGAGAAAATGCGTGAGCCTAATCCTGCCATGGATCAGGCTGAGAATCGAACTCGTGCTGATGAGGTTGACATCTATACTCATATTCGTAGAGAAAAGAGTAAGTTTGTATGGCATCAAGAGGTGTATGGTAAGATTATTCCTACCTCTCGTGGTAACGCTCCCATTGAAACCAACCCATGGCTACCTCTACGATTTAATACTGTAGACAATGAAGCCTATGGTCGTGGTCGTGTTGAAGAATTCATTGGTGACCTAAAGAGTCTTGAGGCATTGTCTCAGGCACTCGTAGAAGGTTCTGCAGCAGCCGCTAAGGTTGTCTTTACTGTTAGTCCTAGCAGCACAACAAAGCCTGCTGTACTGGCTAAGGCAGGCAATGGAGCTATCGTTCAGGGCAGACCTGATGATATTGGTGTAGTACAGGTTGGTAAAGGTGCTGACTTTGCTACTGCATCACAGATGATTCAACAATTAGAACGTCGTCTTGCTGAAGCATTCCTTATTCTTAATGTAAGAGATAGTGAACGTACTACAGCAGAAGAAGTTCGTATGACACAAATGGAACTAGAACAACAGTTGGGAGGATTGTTCTCTATGTTGACTGTTGACTTCCTTGTTCCTTATTTGAATCGTAAGCTTAGTGTATTCCAGCGTTCTGGTGAGATACCTAAGCTACCTAAAGATATGGTCAAACCTACGATTGTTGCTGGTGTGAATGCACTGGGTCGTGGTCAAGACCGTGAAAGTCTTGCAGCATTTATGACAACTATTGCTCAGACTATGGGTCCTGATTCGATTGCACAATACATTAACCCTGAGGAAGTTATTAAGCGTCTTGCTGCTGCTCAAGGTATTGATGTATTGAATCTTGTCAAGACTGCACAACAACTACAGCAGGAACAACAAGCTGCTGCTGATCAACAACAGCAAATGGCTATGATGCAACAAGCTGGTAAGTTTGCTGAAGTTGGACAAAAACGTGAACAACTAGAAAATGACCGAAACACCCAAACCCAAACAGGCGCGACGCCGCAAGCCTAAGGAACAACCTGAAGTTACTGTACCTATTGAAGTAGAAGATCAGAATCCTCATGACTGGTCACCAGAAGATGAGTACAATCGTAACTCTCAACAAGATGGTCCTTACAAACCACCTGAACATATGGTCAATCCTCCTGATCCTCAACGGTATCTAAAGAAAGATCGTATTGGCAAACAAAAATCAGTCCGCTCACCTGGCACTAAAGTAGAACGTGTTGGCCTTGGTGGGCTTACTGTTATCCACTCTAACCCTATTGACTACTATGGCAACCTTGACGTATGATCCCACCCCTGCTGATCAGCCTGAGTTCACTGAAGAAGAACTGAATTCTATTGAAGTTGGTGAGCAGCTTGCACAACAACAAGAACAACTTCTTGCTGGTAAGTATGCAAATGCTCAGGAGCTTGAAAAAGCATATCTTGAACTTCAATCTAAGATGGGTACTGACCAAGAAGAGGAAGAAGTTGAAGAGGATCCTGAATCAGAATCTGAAGAAGAATCTGAAGAGGTAGAGGAGGAGGATGAAGTAGAAGAAGAGTATGAGATGACCGATGAGGATGTCGAAGCTCTTCAAAATGTAGTCGGTGGAGCAGAAGAATACGAACAGATTATTGACTGGGCTAAGGATAACCTTAGTCAACAGGAGATCAGTATGTATGATCATGTGATGGAATCTAATGATCCCATTGCTATGTTCTTTGCTATTCGTGCTCTAGGTAACTCTTATGTTAATGCTGTAGGCACCGATGGTGAGCTTCTAACTGGTACTGCTTCTAACAATCCTCGTGATGTATTCCGTAGTCAAGCTGAGGTTATGGAGGCAATGAGTGATCCTCGTTATGATTCTGATCCTGCTTACCGGCAAGATGTATTTGATAAACTTGAACAATCACCGGTACAATTCTAATGGCTAATTATAAGAAAAAAGTTACAACCACTAAAGGAGGAGCCAGTCCATTGCAACAGATTTTTGGTTCTGGTGCCCTTGGTGGTGCAGGGCTTTTGGCTAGCCTGTTTATGGGCAAACCAAAGCCTGTTAAAAAGATTACAAAATACAAGAAGTAATCATGTCCTTAGGTAAACGTATGCTTAAGAACATCAAACAAAATCCTATGATGTTCAAAGATCTTGGTGCAGCTGTTTATATGGGCACCAATATGGAAAAGACTAAAGCCATGTATAGTGACAAAGAATACACAGGTTCTGGTGACAACAGCGCAAAGGACATGGCAACCTTCCGCCGTATGATGGAAGCACTAGGCTATGGTTATGGAGGTAAAGATTGATGCCTTATAGTAAATACTCTCCTAAACAAAAAGGTCTGGCAGCAATGTCAGGTAACCCAAAAAAAATTGAAGCATCTGATCTAAAGATTCTTCGTAAAGTAAAAGGTAAAAAGAAAAAGTAATGGCACATTCTAAATCAACTAAAGGTCAATCTTGCGGAGGCAAGAAAGGTGGCAAAGGTGGCTACAAAAAATAAGGTCAATCTATCAATTGGCCGTGGTGAAAAGCGTCCTGCTAGTCAGGGCGCAGGTCTTACTCCAAAAGGTCGGGATAAATACAACCGTGCCACAGGTTCTAACCTGAAGGCACCCGTCACCGGTAAAGTTAAACCGGGTTCAAAAGCTGCTGGCCGTCGTAAATCATTCTGTGCACGTTCACGTTCATGGACTGGTCCACGTGGTAGAGCAGCACGTCGTCGTTGGAGATGTAGTACATGACTAAGCGTCCCGGATTATGGGCAAACATTAATGCACGTAAAAAGGCAGGAACTTCTCGCCCAAAATCAAAAACAACTATTAGCCCTGAAGCATATAAAAATATGCAAGCTGGGTTTCCAAAATCCAAGAAAAACAAACTGAAAATCGGCTGATTAATTGCGGTGGGTGGGAGGTTCAGTAATTAATTTATCCCGCTATGACTGCAACGATTTCTAATCAAAGGTCTTCTAATTGGGAAGACTTTTGCTCGTGGGTGACGTCCACTAATAACCGTCTATACGTTGGCTGGTTTGGTATCTTTATGATTCCATGTTTACTGGCTGCAACTATTTGTTTTATCATGGCGTTTGTCGCCGCACCACCCGTAGACATCGATGGAATCCGTGAACCAGTATCAGGCTCATTGTTGTATGGCAACAACATTATTTCAGGAGCCGTCGTTCCGAGCAGCAATGCCATCGGACTACACTTCTACCCAATTTGGGAAGCTCGTTCACTTGATGAATGGCTCTATAACGGAGGACCATATCAACTCGTCGTTTTCCACTTCCTCATTGGTATCTTTTCTTACTTGGGACGAGAGTGGGAACTTAGCTATCGACTAGGGATGCGTCCTTGGATCTTTGTAGCTTACTCTGCTCCAGTTGCTGCAGCCTCTGCAGTATTCCTGGTCTATCCGTTTGGTCAGGGTTCATTCTCTGATGGTATGCCCCTTGGTATCAGTGGTACATTCAACTTCATGCTCGTCTTCCAGGCAGAACACAATATCCTTATGCACCCCTTCCATATGCTTGGTGTTGCTGGTGTATTTGGTGGCGCTTTGTTTAGTGCTATGCACGGAAGTCTCGTCACGTCCTCCCTTATTCGGGAGACTACCGAAGAGGTCTCACAGAATTATGGATACAAGTTTGGTCAAGAGGAAGAGACCTACAATATCGTAGCTGCTCATGGATACTTTGGTCGTCTTATTTTCCAGTATGCTTCTTTTAATAACAGCCGTAGTCTCCACTTCTTTTTGGCAGCCTGGCCTGTTGTTGGCATCTGGTTTACTAGTCTTGGTGTATCTACCATGGCTTTCAATTTGAATGGTTTTAACTTTAACCAATCACTTATTGATAATCAAAATAATGTTATTCCTACATGGGCTGACATTTTAAACCGAGCTAATCTCGGATTTGAAGTTATGCATGAACGTAATGCACATAACTTCCCTTTGGATCTTGCATCCAGTAATACCACCCAAGTAGCACTTAAAGCCCCTATAATTGGATAATTAATCACAATGCTAGAAGCACTAATCCCGGTTGGTGTTGCTTTAGCTACTGGTTTTGGTGTACTCATGTCAAAGCTCCATATGCGAGTCCATGAGCTAGACCGACGAGTAGACGGTGTTGAACTTCGTATTGCTGAGAACTATCTCAGTAAAGCAGAGTTCAGCACTGCTCTTGAACGAGTAGAAGCACACATGGTTCGTATTGAAAACAAATTAGACAAAATTGCAACAAAACAATGATTACTCTTATTCGTCCTATTATTTTTTCATTCATCAAATCTGAGCAAGTTAAGCGTTTGATCGTAGACATGCTTGAACGTCTTGCTGCTGAGACTGATAATGATGTAGATGATCAAGCTGTTGAATTCATCCGTAATGGTCTATTCCCTAATTCTAAATAAGACATGAGTACTTCTTACTATAACTATGATGGTACTGGTATTTCAGCTGCTTCTGAAAATGTTACACCAGATACTAATCTTCCAACTTTTACTGAACCACTTGGTATTCCAGGTGCTGCACGTCAACTTGCTGCTGGTTCAACCACTGCTAACACTGCACTAACTGCTGGTGTATTTCGTATTTCTATGCGTGCTGTTGGTG